CCAATATGGAGACTCTAAACTTGAGTACTTCAGTTGGCCGTCCTGAAAAGGAAAACGTTGGTGCGTCGTGTTTCATGGTATTTACCGAAATCGACGGCGTCCGCCCGGTCTATGGTTCTAAACAGCGAGCTCGAAACATTATTCGAGTGGCGCGTGGTTCTAAACCGGGGTGCAAGGTGGTTGACGACATTTTTTCCTCTCTGCTACGTGTACTTGACTTGTACATGCGGTTTGGGGGTACTATGAAGATAACCGCTATTGCACGCGCACTAGAAGGGTCCGATGAGATTCATCGGACGCATGGTTTGGAAGGATTGTTAGCACTTTGGAAGTGGAAAACAGCAGCCTGTTTCTCAGCTGCCCACTTACAACAATTACCTGACCGAACTCCCACCGTCCCGTTAAGTGAGAAGCCTTTGGGGCTTATAGGCGGTGGTTTCTACTCCTTCCTAAGTAAGGAGGCGCAAGTTGTGCGGGAATGTAAGATGGGACACAGCGTGTGTACATCTCGTTGTTGGCGTGCTAGAAGCCTTTTTTGTAGTATCTTGATGCTGAAGAAAGGATTTCCACGTCCGGATAAGACAATGCTCGAAGGAGCGGTTGCTAAATTCGGTAAAACAATGACAACATTTCAACAAAGTCGTTCGGAGCGAACCCACCTGAAGGTGGATGTACTCTGTGCACAAGTGCGTCGAACTGTTAGGGAAGTGTTTGCAGGACGTGTGGAAACGTCCTCGCAGTTTCCAGTCCCCTCGATCGGGGCGTCGTTTGAGAATGGGTGTAAGGATGGTGGCGGCTTCGGTCATGTCACTAAACTCCTGGGTTACAACGACGTCGAGAATTATATTGAGTGTTATTCTGATCTCCGTTTATTATTTGCCTGTGATGGTGTATCTTTTGACGATATGCCTAGGCCTTTGCGTTTTATTTGGAGTGAGGAGTGTATTCAGTATGATGTTTGGGATTTTACCGAAGTTGAGGAATGGTGCCTGGAAAAGTGGAGGGTTTGGAAAGGCAGGCTCGACCTGGAGTCTGCCCATGTCATGCCGGTGGCGCTTGCTGAACCGCTGAAGATTAGGACGATCTCTAAAGGTCCCGCTGAACTTTACTATTATTTGCGACCGTTACAGAAGGTTATGTGGCGTAAGGTACAGTCTCACCCTGTTTTCAGTCTGATTGGACGTTCTGTTGATGTCTCCGTTGTTTCTGAGATGTTTCCGAACGGTCTTCTGGAAGGGAATAAGTGGGTGAGTGCTGATTACCGTGCTGCGACCGATCTTCTCGACCCAGCGTTGTCGAACGCTGCTGTCGAAGAAATCGCTTCTTGTCTTCGTTTGACTCAGGAAGCAACCAATGCTCTCCGACGTGCGTTGGTCGGCCACCTTGTGTGGACCGGACCAACGGATAAGGAAACCCTTAAACGGGCTAAGGAGCTGGCTTGTCTTCCGAAGTATCGAAGATTGAGACTACAATGTGTGGCAGATGATGGAGTTGATGGGGGAGAGGAGGAGGCCGTCTTTATGTGGCAGTGGAAGTTGCAAGAATGGGGTCAATTGATGGGTTCGCCTGTCAGCTTTCCGGTGTTGTGTGTTGTTAACGCAGCGTTGACCCGGTACGCGTGTGAATTGCGTGCGGCGAAAGTTTGCGCAGAGTTTACAGAGGAAGAATTAGAATATATTGCTCAACATGGACCGTCGGTTGTGTTGCC